ATCTAGGATCTTCATAATATCTATGATGCCTGATTTCTCACGTCCTTGTAGATCTCCTTGACGGAAGTCTCCACATAGAATGAGTTGGCAATTTCTACCAATACGAGTAATGACTGAGTCGAGCTCATGGAATGTCATGTTTTGAACTTCATCAACTATCACTATTGCATCATTGAGTGTAGTACCTCTGACGAATGATGTTGATAGAAATTCTATTGAACGCCTGGTTTTAAGGATCTCATAAGAGTCTCCTCGATTAAATAACTCTTCACAAATAGCTCGATAGGGAGCTTCATATACCTTTGTTTTCTCTTTGTCGTTACCAGGGAGGAAACCCATATCCCTTGTTGGAACAACACTTCTAATGATTACTACACGCTTCTTTGTGGATGCTCTATCTGCTATGTCTTTCAATGCTAAGTAAAGAGAGATAAACGTTTTACCAGTTCCTGCAACTCCATGTAGTATAACATTTTTCTCGTCTCGAATTAGATCAAAAGCTTGTCGCTGTGCTTCCGTCTTTGCTGCAATATCATCTAGTTTCATATGATTCTTCATAATTACTACATTATTACTAGAACCATATTGTTCAAGTGGTTTGGGTGCTCTCTTTAATTTTCTTGAGAGTGGTTTTTTTTCTTGATATTCTCTTCTACCCATGAGTTTCCTTGTGAAGTTGATGTTACGAGAACGTGTTTATTTTAGAACCAGGGCTTCCTTTCTCAATTTTGCGTAAAACTTCTCTGAAACCAGTTGAAGGTTTCACGAGGCCAAGTCGAACTGGATCACTCATTCCCGGTGATCCGTCGATATATCTTTCTAAGTGTGGATTGTCTTCCTTGAACTTATCATACTCTGATATTCGAAGTGTATGTTCTTCTATCTCATCAGTATCTTTATTCTTAAACGTATACGTTGGCATCAATACTCCTCTTCTAACCGCATGAGTTGTTTGACATCCTTTACTTTTAGAGCGTGCTCTAATCGTTTATCATAGTGTTTATTATTTCGGTTCAGCTTATGACTTTCTTCATCATCATATTGTCTGAGTTCTTTGTATGTTTTACGGTTATTTCCGAATTTAAGATTTTGATGTTTACTCATTTCTATGGGAGGAGGCCAGGAAAAGCCTCTTGTACTAGTTTATAGGTAATTCCTTTGTAAGGCATCTTCTTGTCTTTTACTGCAAGCATAAGTTTAGCGTCATCTTTATCTAAACTCTCTATGAGTCCAATAAAGAGAACTTCTTTCTTAAGCTTCGTAAGTTCAGGACGACGACCTTTCAAGAACATGTATAAGCGTCTAGTTTCTTGATAGAGACGACCTTGCATATCGTCATATATGCATGGCTTATACGGAGGATCTCCTTCTGGAAGATCCCATTCGATATTTGGATCGAACGCACCTTGTAGGATTGTTCGTAGAGTGACTCCATCATGCTGACGTAGAACTTCAATTTTTTCTGCTTTTGTTTCTTTCTTAGATGCTAAGTCTAAGATTTCAGCTATTCCAAGTTTCATATTTTAAAAATCATTGATGGATTCCATCAATCCTTTCAACTTAAATTTAATAAAGTAGTTGAAAATATGTTGACGACTCTTATTTGATTGTGCTTCATACTCAGTCATTACATTATCACGTACATGCTGAGGAATACAATTAAGGTCGATCAACTGCCTATTACGATGATAGTTACGTAGTAGTGTCTCATCGCAAAACTCTTCTGGAGCCTGATTTAGCCACATCTCTAATCTTTTAGACATAATAGACTTTTGTCTACTGCCAATAACAATACAGTTATCTGCTGATAAAAAATTAGGTATGCCATCACCAACATCACCACGAATGATGTGTTCGTAAAGAAACTTTTCAGGATCCTTATTCTTTATATATTTTTTTCTCACTGGATCGTACTGCTCTACATTAGAATATGTTTGAAGTTGTACGAAGTCCTTATCACCAGATAGAATCAAGATCTTTTCATCTGAAGCACTACATACTACTTTACCATATTTATGAACCAGCGTTCCTATGATGTCATCTGCTTCGGCACCATGTGCTTGGATAACACGATATGGGAGATATTCTTTGAGCTCATCACGAATCTTATTAAGAGATTCAAATACAGTTGCCCAATCAATTTCAGATTCTTCTCTTGCTTTCCTACGATTTGCTTTGTAATAAGGAAAGATCTCTCGTCTCCAGTAATTACGATCATCGCATGCTATGATCATTTCACCATAGTCTTTACTGAACTTAGTGTTATAGGATCTGATTGAATTCAGAACCATGTGACGAATGAGACCTTCTTCTATTTGAATGTTAGTGTATGATCCGAGTTGAGCCATTAGATTTGAGATCATAACTTGGCTGAGATCGATGATAATCATGATGTGAATGCCTTCAAGATGACGATGTCTTCATTGAGACGGCCATTTAGAGAGGCTGCCTTTCCATTAATGTTTTCTAAGAATTTTCGTAGTGTAACTTTGTTTGCGTTTGTAAATTCATTCAGTTGAGCTTCAGGTTTACGAAGAGTCTTCTGTAAAGAGAGTTCTTCATTGAAGTTGATGATCGTAGTTCCTTTCACAGACAACGTCTGATTAGGAGCAGCGATGTACGTACCCAACTTTCTGTACTTAGTATTATATATCCATAGAGAGTGTGCTCCAATGATAGATGAAGGATCAATACTTACAAGCTTAAGTTCAGGGAATGATTTACAGAACTTCACTTTAGTCGTAAGTTGTGATGCAGACTTCACCTTCGCTTTACGAGGTTTACGTACTTTCAAAGCTTTAATGTTTTGAGTGTATTTCTTGGCAGACGTAACGATGTTCTCAACGAACAACATAAACTTCTTTAACTCAGGACGCTTGAAGTTGCTATAACCTTCAACAAGCTGCTCATCTGCTTTTTCATAGGCAAGCATAAGTTCTTCTAGAAGCGAAGAATAGTTTTGTTCTACAATCTTAGCGATAGCAGGAGTTGCTTGTTGTTCTTGCATCCACTTATAGACATCAAACTCCCAATTACGTTCATCGATCTGAAAATCGATCTCACCATTAATGATAATAGCTTTCTTAGTTGTTGCGTCTTGACGTGGAATAACAGGTTTTACTTCTTCTTTTTCTTCAGAAAGAACTTCCTTACCGCGCTTGATAGCACCTTCGATATCAGACCGAAGATCTTCAATTGCATTCTTTGAAAGCGCTATCTCACCGCTTTTATTGATAACAGCACATAGCTTTGCAGAGGTGATTGGAAATTTCCAATCCTCACATGCTGTAAATTCGGAGATTTGAGTACGAGAATATCCAGACTTCTTCATGTACGTAATCACATGCTTGATGAGATCTGCGCGGGAGAAGCTGTTATAAAATGATAGAGCATCAACTAATTCCATCTTAGTCATCTCGCGATCATAGTGCCGTTCTTTGCCATATATCTTAGCATCGATCGCGGCAGCTTTTTCACGATTGCTCTTGAGCTTACGTGTTGCCATTTTGATATGTCCTTATCTTATTTAGAATTAACATTATAACACAAGGACCGTGAAATGTACACAGTTTCTTTTTGATAACTAGTTATCATGATGTAAATGGTGGGCCGGGAGAGATTCGAACTCTCTATCCCCCGATTATGAGTCGGACGCATATACCTAAAATGCTTCCGGCCCCTTATTTTGGCGGAGAGTACAGGACTCGAACCTGTGCGCCTCTTTCGAAACGACGGATTAGCAATCCGCTGCATTACCACTCTGCCAACTCTCCTTGTTACTTCATTAGCTCATCAACAAAATCAATAAGATAGCGTCGATGAGAATTGTGATGCCAATGTTTAGGCATCCAACTATAGGAATCATACCAATGTTTCTGACTTTCAGGATGACATCCTATTAGACCTATTCTCTTATTGAATATAGCAGCCATTGCGTCGCCATTTGGATACGTAGCTACAACATCCATATTTTGTCCTTCTATTGCGCATCCATCATAGAAGAACATTTTCTCTTTAGTACCTAACCAATCGATATCCATCGCTTTTGCATGAGGACGTCTTGTGCAGGTGTTTGGTCTTGTTATATATTGCTCTATCTTAATATCAGGCAAAATGTTAAAATACTCAGAGCTCGCCCAATACGCTCCCATGCAAATACCCAAGTAACGCCCACCACTATTAACGAACTGGCGGGTGCGTTCGACATGAGATCTAAGTAAATAATCCCAACTATCGGAATCGCCAACGCCGCCAGGAAAAGCGACCATATCGACGTCATCAAAAAAATCATCTTCAAGCTCGTGTTTTGTGAATATTTTAAATTCATAATGTGGAGATAGTGCATTCATTATACCGTTCACAGATTGCACAGAACACTTCGGTTGGTGTACAAACAAAGCGATCTTAGGTTGCATAGTTTTTATTATTCTCCTTAAATCCTTACCATCCGTGATCGATATGTGACAACAAATACTTATAAACTACTAATGGATCTTTTTCCCACTGCTTACATGGAGTCAAATCATCAAATGCTTTATTTGGAGATTCCCACCACTTTTGCACCGAGTCTTTGCCGACTATTGCTTCTAACATTCGATCGCACCGCTCTTTTACTTGTTTCATTTCTTTTTACTTGAAAAGACTCCAAATAATTTTTCAAAGATCTTAGCGATCATCAAACACCACCACATCATGAATGCAACACTAGCACCCATGATCATCAAATATACAAGCATTTCACCCATAGTCTTTAGTATAATCGTCATATGTTAATTGGCGGAAGCGGTGAGATTCGAACTCACGGAACGCTTTAACGTTCGTCTGATTTCAAGTCAGGTGCAATAAACCAAGCTCTGCCACACTTCCTTAATCTTTAATCAAAAACGCCTACAACATCTTCTTCTGTAAGAACATAAATTGGAACATTATCGATAGTAGTAGATGCTGCTTTGTTCCAATTAATTAAAATCGTTTCTCCGACTTTTACATCTTTAACTTCGGGACCAACTGCTATAACTTTAGCCTTATCCACACTATCTACACCTTTTGTCAAAATTAATCCTGACGCTGTAGTTGTATCACTCTTCAATCTTACTACTGCAAGCTTTTTACCAATTGGCTGAATTTTCATGCTAAATCCTTATATATGTGAATTTGGTCCGGCCGCCAGGAATCGAACCTGGATCAGAAGATTAGAAGTCTACTGTACTATCCATTGTACTACGGCCAGATCTTTAATTATAACTTAAGTCCATAAAAAAGTACATACTTGTTATGTATAAATACTATTGATGTTTTATCAATCCGTTGCAAAAAGGTTAACTAAAATGTTACATAACTATCAGCCTACGTTTAACATAAACACGGCAATAGAAAAACAACAAACATTCTTATGTGAGTTTGTTGATATTAAACGTAATGGATGGTTACATTATTCTAAAGCTTTAAACAACATGACCGCCGATTTTTGGAGACCATGGTTGGATGAAGCTGATAAACAAGTTAATAATCTAGCTGAAAGCATGAAGCTAACAATTAGATTAAAGTAGTACCGCTGTTTATGTATACATCATTCTAAGGAT